GGAAAATCAAACTACAACAAACTACACTGCACAAAACAAACTTTAACAACACTTGATAAGGAAACCTAGCGAGGCCCTGTACACTTGTTGATCAAAGTATGACCACTGTGCAAAAACTCCTCGACCAAATTTCTGACCCCAGTGCGAGGGCTGCATATTCACAAGATTGTCTTTCTGCTGCCAAAACAGCAGCAACGAAAGCAATGACTATTGCACCTTATGCAGTCACTCCAACGGAAGCCCTCACGTTGGAACGCATTGGAATCACCACTTCCCCATTCGCCACCACCTCCCACACCCATGCGGCCGACAAGATCATCGAGAACGACTGCTTAGACATTATCGGACGCTACCTACCGAAAGAACCAGTAACGCTGATCCAGCTTAAAAGAGCTAAGTTGCACCTGCTTAGAAGAGGCCCCAGCGGCGACATCTTCAAGAATTATTGCCACGAACCCAAAGACGTGTTACGCTTCGGCCTCACGAACCCTCACACTTGCCCACAGGTTGACACAGCGTGCGCTGTTATCTCTGATACCCTGCACTTTATGTCGACCCACCAGGTGTGGACTCTCTTCCAAAATAATCCAAAGTTAGAGCGGCTGTACGGAACCCTTGTCCTACCAGTAGAAGCTCTACATAAACTTCCTAGCCTCTTCCCGGAAATATACAAACTAGAATATTACGAGCGACACTTCGCGTACATGCCGGGAGGATATGGTGGGGGAGCGTACATTCACTCCTATGGTACCCTCAAATGGCTCAGCACCGCGCAAATAGGACCAGGCGCATACCCAGGCTATAGACCACCAGCAAACGGACGAAGGCCTTTGCTAGACCACCTCAGTATTGAGAAAATAGAGACTAAAGCAGCGCATCACATTGTGATGATCCAACGCCGCAGGCCTGAGCTACCCTGGCCCCTACCACCCATCTGGGTGTTCCACGCTTCGGACTATGTTAAACTACCCGAAATTTTCTACCCAGCCGAAGCGAACGTGCAGAAGGCCTACCCCCACACATTCATTAAACGACTGCAACTATACTGCTTCTCAGTCAAAGCAGTCTCACTTAGAGACATCTTCGCTAAGATACGACAAGTAATCCCGACTGAGGAATTGGCGAGATTCTCGACAGCAGACCTCATACGGTTAGCCAACTATCTGCTGTTTATAACTGGCATGCAATCGGCCAGCGACTACCAATCACCACTGATGGAGAGCTTACTCGGTAAGCTATGCCTGTCCATTCGAGCGCGCGTGCGGGAATTTTTCCAGAACATCCTTGGGAAATCATCGTACGCCGCTCTGCTTACAGTCACCGATGTACGCCCAATACATTTCACCACTAAACCCCAACGTCGAGGAATCTGCGGCGAACAATGGTTTGATAATCCTGAGGAGGATGAAGCCGGCCCCCCGAACAACAGTTTAACGGGTTACCCACAGCCTTCCCCAGACGATTTGGACTTGCTCGCAGAATTCGAAGGTCATGCCATGAACCCAAAAACCCTGAGCAACAACACACGCGGTCGCAATGATTTTCCGGAATGCCCAGTGGCAGACACGACTGCCATGAACGAAGAAGACACCAGGCGGTCTCACTATGAAGAGCACGCCAAACAGGCCACCACGACCCCTAACACAGAGGCACCAAAAGAAGCTCTCACTTCTGACCAAGAGGGGTATGTGACCGACTGGAGTGATGACGAGAGTTCCTCCAGTGTAAAACCCCCTGAGTCAGAAGGCGCGCCTTTAGAGGATGATGACCTCTTTGATCTCCCGCCACTAGAAGATTGCGCAGACCCAGTGGAAGCCGATGCACAGGAACATCCCGACGAGGTCAGTGTGGACCTGCCATCACCTGATAGCGACCACGCCCATACGGGAGAGCGTACCCTAGAAACGCCAGAAGACTCAGTGACTGGCGAGGCTCAAAACTGCGACGGGAGCCGACATATAGATGAACCCGAAGAGAGGGGGCAACCCAGTAAGCAGACATGCAAAGTAGAGCTCACACCTCTCGACGCCGACACAGTGGAGCTGCTTAAATTGCACGGGTTCACTAATTACAGAGCCCAGTATGATGGGGAGAGTCAAATTCAACCCATTTACCGCAATCCCCATGCGCATTTCCTTCGACAATACGACGCGCAAACCACCACACATCAACAACAGTTTGTGGACATGGCTCACGGCCTTAAGAGACGGTGCTACGGTTATAAAGTTGACGCCAAACGGGCAACCGCCTTTATGTCGGACGTTAAAAATAACCTTACTGGGCTGGTGTTACCAAAACTGGATAGAGATCTTCTGAGCTCTTGGGTTGCTCTTGCGGAGAACGCCACACGAACAGTGGGCCTCATAGTGATTCATGGGGCAGGAGGAGCCGGTAAGAGTCGCGCCCTACAAGAATTGTTGAGGAACCGGGTTGTGGACGCCAACGAGGTCAACATAGTCGTGCCCACTATAAACCTGGCGGCCGATTGGAAAAAGAAACTTCCAGCCCTGGACCCACGACGTGTGATGACTTTCGAGAAGGCCTGCGAGCGCGAAGGAAAATCAGTTGTCATTATGGATGACTATGGGAAACTACCCGCGGGTTACGTAGACGCCTACCTCGCCATCAAATCTAACGTTGAACTCATAGTGCTGACCGGGGATCAACGACAGTCTGTGTACCACAATGACAAGAGAGACTCACAGATCGCACTTCTGAGCCCGAACACTGAACATTTTAAGCGATACTGTGACTACTATGTTAACGCTACTCACAGACAACCCAGACGGCTCGCCAACCCTATCAGGGTGCATGCGGAGAGAGAAGTAGGCGGAGCGGTCAAGCATGCGACACTCATACCCACAAATGCTATGACACTAGTACCTGCATTCCGCAGCCAATCGCTGCTCACTGACTTGGGCAGACAAGCAATGACCTATGCGGGTTGCCAGGGGCTCACACTACCTCACCTTACCATTGTGCTGGACAAGGACACGCCGCTCTGCTCAGATGAAGTCTTGTACACAGCACTCTCCAGAGCGTCGGAAACCATCACATTCGTCAACACGCACTCCGACAACAAAGAGTTTTTGGCCAAATTAGACGCAACCCCCTACCTGAAGACTTTGATATCAGGGGTGAGAGAAGATGAACAATCTGGCGGAGACTACCAACCCCCTGAGCCACAGGTACGCGATGGCCCCACCAAAACTCACATGCCCGTAGCAAATAACAATATTCAACTGGAGGAGAAGATCGAAACAATGGAGGACAAGGACACAAGGGAACTATGGTCCGGTGAAGAGAAAACCAATCTCATGCAAACACAGGACCCGGTTGTTCAACTCTTTCCGCACCAGCAGTCCAAAGATGAAGCGTTGTTCAAGATCACTATTAAGGAGAGAATCAGGACAGCCGACGTCGGGACCAACAAGAAGGCTCTGTGCGAAACGCTTAGCGCTGGAGACCTGCTCTTCGAGGCGTATGCAAAATTTATGAATGTGCCGCAGGAAACCCAACCATTCGATAAACGACTCTGGGCACATTGCAAACAGTTGGCTTTGCGCACTTATTTATCCAAACCCACCACCAACCTGCAACAAGGAGCGCAAAGACAAGATCCCGACTTCCCTGACAACGCCATAGCGCTGTTCAACAAGTCCCAGTGGGTCAAGAAGCTTGAAAAAGTTGGCTGCAAGTTCAAGGCCGGACAGACAATATCAGCATTCAAGCAATCCACTGTGCTGCTGACAACCACCATGGCCCTCTATCTACGCAAGAAGAGGGAGGGTCATCAACCGGACAATGTGTTCGTGATGTGTGAGAAGACGCCAGAGCAATTCGACTCGTTCGTCTTGACCAAATGGGACTTTAGTCGACCAAACTACACATCGGACTACACCCAGTACGATCAGTCGCAAGATGCTGCCTTTTTGAACTTCGAGTTGAGGAAGGCGAGGCACTTCGGCATCCCGAACGAAGTAGTTGACTTTTACGCTTTCATTAAAACGCACGCGAAAACATTCTTAGGGAACCTTGCTATAATGAGATTGAGCGGAGAAGGACCAACCTTTGATGCTAACACGGAATGCAACATAGCGTATGACGCCCTCAGATTCCAAGTGGACTCCACAGTCAATGCATGCTATGCCGGAGATGACTTGGTAAGAGACAAAGCCTGTGAAGAACGCCCGGGCTGGAAATATGCTGAACCTCTCTTCTCCCTTAAAGCCAAGCCTTTAGTCACCAATAAGCCTGACTTCTGCGGGTGGAGACTCACGAAATTTGGTATTGTCAAGTCCCCAGTGCAACTTTACCAATCCCTGCAACTTGCTCTTAGGCTTGGAAAAGTTGAGGAAGTCAAACGTAGCTATGCCATTGACTACCTCTTTGCCTACCGGCTTGGAGACCAATTGTACGACGTATTCGACGAGAATGAGATGGAAAAACACCAGCTTGTCACTAGAACTTTGATAAAGAAGGGTATGCGACCACCCAGCTCAGGAGATCACTTGCCGGTGTTCCATGTGACCTCTGATAGACTCATCAGAGACCCCAAGGCCAAACACATCTCCACATACGAGTACGACAGCACCAGCTTGCCGTTCAACATCGTTGAGGACCATTTCGCATACAATCCAAATCGAGCTGACAGGGACGATATGAACATGGCGAGGGACAGCCAAAGTCATGAAACTTCCAACGCATCCAACTTTCCACCGGCAAGAGAGCCATTACTTAGTGACCTCTTTCCCCAGCTTAGTTCCCTTTAACTGATAGTTAACCAATTTAACACCAATTGAAGTCTAGACAGTAAATACTTATAGCTTAGATACTGAATGACTCAGGCTGACCCTAGTTCAGATTGTAAACACCATTAATTGCAGTGACGGCGGACCTAGTTAAGTTGGCAATTATTTTGAAATGAAGACAGACCTACTGATACAAACCCTGACCAACCACCAATTTCAGCGAACTAGCGAGCCGTTGCAGGAACCCTTAGTAGTACACGGTGTCCCGGGGTCCGGCAAATCCACTTTGATCAAGCTACTCACCGACTGTCGCTCAACCTTTGCGTGTACCTTGGGCGCACCATACGGACGCAATCTCGCCAGCCCTGGGATTAGGTCTCCACGACCGACAGATAACCTTGAAGACTACGAAACCAGGATTCTTGACGAATATCAACTTGGGGTAAACCGTGACATTTCACCCTTTAACGTCCTTGTGGGTGACCCGTTCCAAGGCACCTTGCACTTCAGGGCCCACTTCACTAAGAACCTATCTCACAGAGTCCCGAGAACCATCTGCACTTATTTGCGACTCTTCGACTTTGAGATATTCGGAGAAAACCAAGGGACAATTTCATTTCCCCCGGTTTACAGTGATCAACCATCAACCCCCCGTGGGAGAGTCATACACCTTGGGAACGTCTCTAGGGACCTGACCCGCAGTCACAACATTTGCTCGTTAGACCCAGCAGCCGTGCAAGGACTGGAGTTTGAAGAAGTAACACTAATTTACCACTCGTCGGAACTGAGTAAAAACAGGGAAGGCTTTTACATTGCTGCCACGCGAGCACTCTGGAGACTGAACGTTATATCTGACAACCCGCCACCAAGTCTTGATGAGCTTTGCCCCCCCGCCGGATCACTCTAAAGTGTACATCACATTAGCTGGTGGTGCTGCCCTAGGGATATTTGTCTACACGCTCAGATCAAATCAACTCCCCCACGTTGGTGACAATACACACAGTCTACCTCACGGGGGACGATACTGTGACGGCAATAAACAGATTCACTACTTCAAGCCTAACGCTGGCGGACAATCCGGCAGTTCCCACCTCCCTCTATACGCGGTGTTTTTCCTCACCTTGGCCATACTTCTTCTTAGCCGCCCTCGTCGCCGCTTGTGTGTACGGTGCTCTGAGTCTCATTAACGGACCACCATCAGGGTGCGTCATCACCGTCACAGGCTCCGTTGTGCAAGTATCAAACTGTCCCCTAGACAAAGTGCCCGCTATTGTTGAATCCTTCCGCTGGAGCAGCCATGGTCATTGTGACTACCTTCCACATAGACAGAGCTCGCGAATTAATAATCAATAACACGAACAGCGTCAAAGACATCCTGCTCGATCGTTTGCAAGCAATCTCGGCCAAGCTACAGACCGTCGGCACCAGTGTGAATGACATCCGCTCTTCCACCAACTCCAGCTCACAACGCATCCTCGATTGCCTGTGCAGTGACAACAGTAGCCCTAACCGAGCCGCTCGAAGTTCGTCAGGGGTTCCACAGTCCGAATCATCTGGAAACACCACAGCAATTCTCCAACGGACATTCTTCTCTAATGCCGGTGTTGCCATTGACGCTACACGTGCTCTGTTGGGATATCTTCCTCCGACTCGTTATGATGTGCCACCTGCAACGCTGCCCCTAGACGAGTTGTATGGCCAGCTCCACGCCCTACACCAGAACTCACTTGAGTGGCTCACACATATCAATCATAACGTGGAATCGATTATTGACTTCTTCAACCCAAACAGTCTGTTTTCACAAGGAACTCCTCTGAGCCGATTACGCGACGCAATTACTACGCTCACACGAACGGTAGATGATATACACTCGGTTTTAACATATACCGAGCTCAGTCCGGAACATGCTAGCTCATCCAAGGCTCAAACGAAATTTGAGGTGATCGAACGCAGTCTGGAAGCTTTGCATCAGAAGGTTGACAAACTGGCGTTACTTGCTGAAAGTAATCCTGCACCGCCCCAGGTGAGCCCGAATTCTGCAAAGACACCGCCCCTGGGTGCTCCCGAAGACCTACCTGTTTATCAAGCTGTTCATCCCACAACATCATGCAGGACTTATGGTACAATCATCTTTGATGGCACTTCTTCGAGGATACCTATGGACATACTGGGACGGCCCGCCTCCACAGCTCTAAGGCTCGACATGACAGTAGCAACGTCGAGCCAGAACACAACAGTCTCTTATAAGATGTTTGATGACGGCTACCTACTGCTGTCGGAGAACGTTGAAACCGCTCATAAGCTACAACATTGCCCAAACGATTGTCTCGCCCTTCTACATCAGAGATGCCAAAACTTCATCTACAAGATTAGGTCTCATGGTTTGTGTTAAGTTGGCTCAAAGGTTGAATTTAATGAACGGTGACGAGTTTAGCGACCAAGACTTAATGAACGACCCCACGAACGCTGGCACAAGACCACCACCACAAAGTTCCGGCAGCCAAAGTGAACAGGCTAGACCCAATGTGACCGCGTTCGGCCAGAACCAATTACGCCCTACCGGCAGTCGTGAACCAACGAACGGAAGCAATATGGGCACGAACGAACAGAATGACCTGATGCCTGCAGTGAATGATTTCGAGGCTCTGACAGCAGATGTAGAGTCTAACTCAGTTGCGTCAAGAACAACCGTGCGGGAAATCCTAGACATGCTACAAGCCAAGCGTCAAGGAGCCACACCGAAAGACCTATTCTCACTTGCCTGGACTTGCTACCACAACGGGTCGTCACGATTCGTTACCCTGGCCACCAATGCACCCTGTGGCATGCCCCACTCAGAGCTTAAAGATCTTGTCGAGAACCACTGCACGCTGCGACAATTCTGCGGCTTCTACGCCAAAGCTTGCTACGTAACTGGCAGGCAACAGAATAAACCGCCAGCCAACTGGTCCAGGAAAGGCTACCAGGATGACTCGAAATTCGCGGCCTTTGACTTCTTCAATGCCGTTCTCAGTGATTCCTCACCAGTTCCGCCCGGAGGTATGAGGTTCAAACCTACAGATGCGGAAATCCTTGGCCACTCCATGAACGCTAAGATGTCTATCGTTGAATCTCGCCGCGCTAGCAACATGGTCTCTACACGTGCCGACATACTTGCCCAACAACAAATACATGAGCAGCCGAAACCCCCAATGATAACATTCTAATGCATCCCCACGACTTTAATCTGCTTTGTTGCCTACACTTCTCACCCAACCATCTCCCTAAAGACCTTCAAATTCTGATTTTCTCCCGCGTAACCACTGAATGTAAATTACGTAGACTAAGTGAAAATAAGCCATTTAGAGGCAGATCAAAGTTTGCTATGCGCCGGAGGGCAAAGCGTTATAACAGATGCTTTGACTGCGGTGCCGTGCTGATAGATGATCATCAATGTAAAGTATTAACGTCGAGAGCTCAATCAGATGTGTTGACCGTAATACGTGAAGGACCCGCTAAGCTATATGCTGAAAGGACCTACAGGCCTAATTCCGACGCCGCACGACTAATTGAGGACGACATACTATATATTAAGACTCTTAAATTATAAGGCTTGACCCAAGCCTCCCACTGGGTTTACAGGGTTCTGGACGTGGACAAAGACACCCACGATTGTTGATATTGCTAAACTTACCCCGCAACAACATTTGTCCCATGTGAC